ATCCATTGATGCCAGATTTAAGACGCGCATAACTTGTAAACTAAATACCAAAAAAATACTCCAAGGATTAGCATTGCCAACCAAGTAAAAAATGTTCTCATTGCTTTAATAGATTAATTAAATGAATTTTTGTTGCATTCTTTCCGCTGTTTAATCCTTTTGCTTTAACCATCTTTTTAAGCTCTTGGATTGAAGCTGCTTCCGGATTAAATACATCCACTTTGATTCCGGTAAAATGAACAAGCTTGGGATTAACTCGCAGCATCTCGGAGTTCATCCGATCCATTGCAATACGAACACAAGTTCCGCAAGCGGTGTTCAACCCGCCGAATCCATTATCGGAATACCAAACAGCAAGCTCGCGTTTTAATGTTTCATCCAAATGGCATGATCTCATCCTTGAGAATTGATCAAGTTGATATTTTAGTTCATCGCTTACTTTCATAAATCAAGATTAATTCGGATAATAAATAAGAAACAAACGCCAGGGGAATCAATTTCCAATCAATGAATAAATAAATACTTGTTGCAATCCAAAAGGATAAGCAAGGTAAACAATTGAAGGGCTTAATATTCGGAAGGTTCCAAGTTTGGATTGCCCTCGCCATCGCCGTTGCGATAATTATATAAATCATATTTAAATTTTTTAATTGTTTTGTGAATAGTATCCAAGCCAAGCCCGGTATTTTTTTTGATTTCTCGATAAGTCATTCCATATAAATGCATCTTTGTTATTTCTTTGATGAATAGTTCTTGATCATCTTTGGGCATTTTATTTAAAAAATTGTGAATAAGTTCTTGATATTCATTCGGATCTTGTTCATCATCTTCATTGGCAACATCAAAGAGTTCATTTGCCGGGAATCTAAATTGCCGGTTAAATTCTGATCCTGGCCAATTGTATTGGTTCCAACAGAACCGGGCGAACATCTTCGGTAAAACATTCGCCTCAAGTTCATAATTATGGAGTAAAAGATAAACATGGGAAACAAGATCGCGATGTAAAGGATCATCCGAAGTAATCTTTTTTGCGATTTCATATGCATCTTTTTCCCAAAACATGGGCTAATATAATATAATTTTCTTTCAATCAACAAAATCTTTTGAAAAAAACTCAAACCATTGAACAAAAAAGTGTTGGCCAACTGGCTTTGAATTGATAAATCTGTTCATCATTGGATAAGAAACATTCATATCTTCGGCAAGGTGTTTAATTTTATAGCGCTTGTTTATTGTGTTTTTAATATGCAAGCGCATAAAATCCGTTATGTTTTGATTTTCAGAAAGGTAAATCATCATCCGCTTGTTCATCCGCTTGAATTTTAGTTTCTACTTTTGCACGCTCCAGGATATCGCAATCGAATCCTTGCAACCTGGTAAAGAACTTTTCGTTCCATTCACGCCCGCGGATATCAAAAGATATCTCAACGGCATCATTTACGGAAACAGTTTCAATCAATGATGTTTTATCATTAATAAATTCAAATTGAATGACTTCCGGATACTTGTCATTTGTTTCAATGTTAATTTCTTGTTTTGCAAACTTCTCTGTTATTTGCACTTTTTCGCCAATTTTCTTGACTACTCCCATCATTTTGTAAATCATATATTTATTTTTTGTTTGTTACTTGTTTATAAGTTTGATTATACCAATATTCAAATTCATCATCTTCCCAACCTCCAACATATGGGCAACTGGCATCTTTCATTTGTTGCTTCTCCATTTCTTTTGCTTGTTCAATGTCTTCAATAGTAATAATACTTTTGTTTACATATTGCTCAACTAACCATTCAACCGCTGTTTGTTTCATAGCTTCTCTATTTCGTGTTTAACGTCCAACAGCCATTGATGAGCAATACTGCCCTCGTTAATATATAAGCCGTTTCTAATATCAATCATCTCATCAACTGCAATCAATGCACATAGTTTGGCTTCATAACTATCTAATAAAGCTACATTACTAAACTTATCAAATAACTCTTTTGCTTTCTCTTGTGGTGTCATCTTATTTATCATTTAATTCAGCAATACACATCGCATAAAACATCGAAGCATGTACTAACTTTTCATTCATAAATTCTTCTTTCTCAACATTGCGTTCATATTTAAGAACGGTTATTCTTTTGGCCGGTTCAATATGATCAACCTGGTGTATTGTTTTATTATCCCAATCGGAAAGCAAATCATCGCCGGTTGATATCATGCAATAAACAAGCTCGAATAATGGCTTATCATATAACAGCATATATGCAACCCCTTGCCATTCATATTTTGAGTTATGCGCTTCGGAACCAAATGCCGGAAATGTTTCTAAACTCCAGGATGTTTTGCAATCAATGATTGAATCTTCGGTTATTATATCGCATTCCCCGGATAAATATTCACTTTCAACCCGAAGATTGTTTTTCTTGTAATCGGTAAATCTAACGGCATTTAACAAAGCAATTGATTCAAGTTCTTGATCAATGCCTTTCATTACTGGCTTGGTTCTTATTTCCGATTTATAACCATAAAAGTTTTGCTTTGCAATTTCCCGGATGTAAGTTTTTGCCCCTTCCGATAATGCTTCGGTTTTATTCCTTGGCGATGCCATTAAATTTCCGATTGAAGATGGATGCCATTTCATAAGACGATTGATTTAAGTTGTAAATCCGTTAAAGAATAAGTTGCATGTAATTGTTCAACTGTGAATTTTTTATCCGCAATTGCTTTCAATGCTTTCTCAAATCTTTCATTGTCAATCGATGGCTTTGCTTTTGGAGCTGCGCTTGCGGTGTTGCCATCATCATCAACGGCTTGCAAAGATAAAAGCGATTGTAATGTTCCCCTTCGGAAATAAGTAACCGCGGAAAGTATTTTTTGGGGATCTGTAATCAACGGCAGCCTCATAAAAGATTCAATCATTTCCCCGGAATCAATATCAATAATTTGAGTAGTTACAACATCATCTTTAATTGGTTGTAATAATACAAGGCCATTTTCCCAAAGTAATGGTTCAACTGTTTCAAGCAATGCATTGATATCAGCATAACTCTTTTTAAAGTGGGGATTGGTTGCGTTCTTTTGAACTTTACCGATTAATTGTTTCGCGGCATGAAGCTTCGCGTAAATTCCTTTTGGAGCGGTTGGCTCCGATACTGGTGTTGTTGGTTTCATCTTGTTGTTTTTAGTTGTTTATTTTGTAAAGTTAATCATTTATTTTAAATATGCAAGCAAATTATTGTAAAAAAGTATAAAAGAATCAAAATCTTTTGCGATATAATAAATTCCCCCGGCGCTTTCAACCGATTCTTGATATTGTTTTTGAACTTCGGATTGTTTATCCTTGCCGAATTTTACTTCAATCTTTACGGAACGCCCCTGGATGATTGCTGAAATATCCGCGGATCCCTTGGTTCCGGTGCTTGGAGTAAACATCCCCTTCAATTGGCGGGTATTTTCCCCGACTTTTATCTTTTTACCTTCGCGATAAATTCCCATCGTGTTAATCCGTTCCGCTTGACAATTAGAGTAATTCAAGAACTTAATAATACATTTGGTTAATGCATTGGTTGAATTATCATTGTAATCTTCAGGCACAATATACGGGCAATTTGGATATTTCTTTTTAAGATATTCAACCTCCAGGGCTTTGAGTAATGCTTTGTTTTCTTTGGTCATTGTTTTAAGTAATTAATTACACATTTTAATATGTATACTTTTTTAGAATAAATATCATCTAACTCATCTAATTTTTTCCAATAGTTATTAGTTCTAATAATTTTCCAATCAGCAATAGTAAAATTACAAGTTAAATCAAATAGCTTCTTATCTTCTGCATATCTCCATTTACTCATGATTCAACGGTTTTAATTCCGCAAGCGTTACGGTCTTTGTATCGCATCGGAAAGTAAAGTTATGTTCCATTTCGCCCTCCAGGTGCAAAATAGCATTATTAAAGAAATCTATTTTTGAAATATAGCCATTAATAAAAACCTTTGAAAAATCATTCATAACATAAATGCAACAATAAAAATCGCATTGTTGATCATAATGATCGCATGGTAATTTAAATTGGTGCGCTAATCTTGGGGGATTATTTACGCGAGTTGCTTTAATTTCAATCTTTTTTTTATTCATTATAAAATCATAATCGTGATGCTGCGCATGAAATATTTCTTTTCCAATTGACGAAAAGTAATCAAGGAAACATATTTCGGCAATAGCCCCGGCAGCATTGCCATCGCCTTGAGTAAGGGATTTATTTAAAATTTGAAATTCATAAAGTTTTGCAGCTCTATTTACTTGGTCTAAATTTGGTTTAATTGTGATCATAAGTTCATTGCTTTAGTTGTTAATTCATCCCAAACATCCCCGACTTTCGGAGCGTTGAAATTTTCTATTTTAAAATACCGCCCGGAACTATTCCGGCCTTTTGTTAATTTTAATTTATTAAACTTGGCATATTCTCCAACCCACTTCAAGAACCTTCGCGCTTCAAGATCCTTCCATCCCGCGGTTTCGTTTTTAAATAATTCTAAATAAGTATTGTTATAAATAAATTCATCAATCTTTATTGGATTATCATTTACAAAATCATAAAAATCTTTTGATGTTGCCTGAATAAATCGCTTGGCTTCGGCATTAATAGAAACCGATTTAAGCAATCCATTCTTTAAGAAGCTTTGCAAGTTGTGAATCATATAATTGTCAAATTTTGACCAGTCAATTTCCGACCATGAATCAAATAATAACCGGCCATAAATATCAAGCGGGGATCTTTGCGCGTTAAAGTATTGAAAGAACTCCAGTTCGTGCCTTCTTCGATCATGAGATGAACCGGCGCCGGCAATAACATAATTGGTAGTTAAAACTATTTTTGGGGATCTCTCAAATGGAATAAAGATTTCATCCTTGTTTTTTCTGTTTACTGTTATGCCTTCGGAAATCAATGAGAATAAATCTTCAAATACAAAATTTTTCTTAACATCATCCAGGGCTAAAATTTGAGAATCCAAATTTACTCTTTGATAAACAAAATCCCCTTTTAAGTTGAAAGCTTTGCCATCAATCTTTACAATTTTTCGAAGGTATCCGAGCGCGGTTAACATTAATGATTTACCGGAACCGCCGTTCGCATTATCATCAATTTCTTGATCATTGAAAATAATTGCCTTTTGATCTGTTTTATCTTTAAATGTATGCAATAAATATCCAAGAGTTGTTTCAAGGGATGCCGTTCGGTTCTCATCTTCATTACTTACTTTATAAACAAGATCTTTAAAATCATTATCGAAGGAATCAAGCTTTGTAAAATCCCGGCCAATTATTTGATTTTCCCAAATATATCCATTAACATCAATGTAAGATTGCAAAACAACTTCTTTCTTTGTTATTTTAGCAACTCCATTCTTAAAGGGGATGAAAGAACAATCAATTGTATCCTGGAGCATCTTTAATGCAATTGAATCAATCATATTTAAATGATTCTCATTGAATAGATAAGTTGATTTTGAACAATAGTTCCAAACCTTGCATTCCCCTTTGCTCAAAAGAAAGGTTAAAACAAAATCTTTTATTTGATCCGTTGATGATAATCGAACTTTATTTTCTTGAACGCGCACAAAAGTTGGCTTTTCGGCATTTTCCGGGTAATACTTATTGAATCCATTCTTAACCAAAAATTCCGAATATTTCATCGGTTCAACGGTTATTGTTTCAACTCCTTTTTTTATTTCTATTTCCCAAAATACATCTTCGGTTGTTGCAAGTTCATCTTTAACATCATTAATTATCGAATCATCAACATTCAATTGCTTCTTTATATCTCGCGGATTGATGCCTTGCTTCAATTTATTCTTTACTTTAACAACAAGCTCCGTATTCTCAAAGTATTTTATTCCTTGGCTTGCTTTCTTATAAGCTGATTTAACGGTTTGTATTAATTCGCCTTGAGTAAAGCCAGGGGAAACAAATTGATTTTGCAAATAATATTCGGCAGCATCTTTGGAAATATTGTATTCACAAAAACAAGCTGCAACCTTAAAAACA